AGGGCATGATTGCCGAGGCAAACCGTGGCCTAGAGTGGAGACGAGAATTTGGCAGAGGCGGAACCAGTGTCGGAATCGCTCGCGCCAGAGACATTTCAAACGGCAAGAGCCTGCCACTGGCAACCGTGAAGAGAATGAAATCCTTTTTTGCTCGCCATGAAGTTGACAAAAAAGCAGAAGGTTTTAGTCCTGGCGAAAAAGGTTATCCAAGCAACGGACGCATAGCTTGGGCGCTATGGGGTGGGGATGCTGGCAAAAGTTGGAGTGAAAAAATCGTGAATCAAAGCGAGAGAGTTATGGATTTAACTAGCATGACTGAAAGGCACGTCATTGACGTTGAAGAAACAGATGACGAGTACATTGTGGCGTTTGCCAAGGCTCAAGAAGTCGCAGAAGAGCCGGAAGAGCGAGAAGTTGAAGAAGTCGAGACAAGAGACTTACCAGTTCAGACCCAGTACCGAACCGGAAGCGTTCGGATGATGGATGAGGAGTCAGACCGTCGCGTGATGATGAGCATTTCGTCAACGAATCCGGTTGAACGTGAATTCGGCTATGAAGTTCTCGAACACAATGCCGGAAGCGTTGACATGGAATTCATGTCCAGCGGCAAAGCACCACTTCTTCTTGACCATGACGCCAGACAGCAGATTGGAGTTGTTGAAAAGGCGTATATGGACAACGACAAACTGAGAGCGCAAGTCCGGTTTAGCAAAAACGCAATGGCGGAAGAAGTTTACAGAGACGTTGTTGACGGAATCAGAGGCAACGTCTCAATCGGATACCAGATTCAAGGCATGACAAAAGACGAGAACGGTTACAAAGACAAACCGCTTTATCGAGTGAGTTCCTTCAAACCATTGGAGGTTTCAATGGTTTCCATACCTGCCGATTCTACTGTTGGAGTTGGCAGAAACTATCAGCCGGATCTTTCCGGTAATGAATCAACTGCAATTCAGGAGAATAAAATGGAAGAGCAGGTTCAAAAGCCGGAAGTAAATGTTCGGCATGAAGTGAATGAGCAACTTAATCAGTACCGCAACCAAGCTTCTCAGATTCTCGAACTTGGCAAGCGGCACAACGAATACGACTTGGCTTTCCGAGCATTGCAGGAAGAGAAAAGCCTAGCTGAATTCCAAGCCATGCTGCTGGAGAAGAAGACGTCCAAGCCTATGGACTTCTCAGTTGAAGCCACACCGAAAGAGAAGCGCAATTATTCTTTGGTGCGAGCCATTCAAGCCGCTGACGCAAAGGATTGGAGCAAGGCCGGCTTTGAGTTAGAAGTCAGCAAAGAGTTGGCAAAGAAGCAATCTCGACAACCCAAAGGATTCTTTGTTCCCGATTTCGGTTGGCAGACCCGAACGGTATCAACCGCAGCCGGAGCAACTTTTGGCGCAGGCTCAAATATCGTTCCAGAGGATTACCGAGGTGATCGCTTTATTGATGCACTGATTTCAACCTCAATCCTTGGGCAAGTGGGCGCAACCGTACTGAACGGACTGCAAGGAAATGTTGCAATTCCCAAGATTTCAACAAGCACCGCAGCGGCTTTCATTGCTGAAGGTGGGAGCGTGGGCAATTCTGAGCCTGACTTCGCGCAAGTCACCATGAGCCCAAAGCTTCTGGCAAACAAAGTAGCCGTGACTCGCGAACTGATGATTCAGTCTGACCCAAGTGTGGAGCAGTTGATTCGCAACAACATGGTCCGAATTTTCGCGGCCAAAATTGACAACGTTGCGCTCAAAGGTGGCGAATCAAACGAGCCAACTGGAATTCTTGGAACTTCTGGAATCGGTGACGTTTCAAGTGGTGGGACCAGTGGCAACGCCAATCTGACGTATGGCAATGTCGTTGATATTATGACGGAAGTTTCACAGGACAACGCTCTTCTTGGGAACTTGAGATGGGTAACTCATCCGACAGTAGTTGGGAAACTGATGCAAACCTTGGTGGCTGCTAGCACTGACTCGCGGATGATTATGCCAACACCAGATTCGATGCTTGGGTATCCGGTTGTTCAGACAACCCAAGCGCCTTCAAGTTCGCCTTACTCGCTGATTTTCGGGAACTTTAGCGATCTGTACATTGGCTTCTTCTCAGCACTGGATGTGCTGGTGGATCCATACGGTTCAGCCGGAACAGCCACAACAAATCTGTATTTCTACCAGGACTGCGACATTGCGGTGGCTCACGCTGAAAGCTTCGCGGCAGCGCAGGACGTTACCGTAAGCTGAGTGTATCAGCTTGATGAGTTGCAAGGTTGGGGTGCTGCTCGACCTTGTATTCTCTTGTGTGGTGGACCGTCTGCGCCTAGCGATTTAGCGAAAGCGAAGGCGCGGATTGGTTCAAGAAATTACGACTTAGCCGGAGTCAATAATCACGGCTTACTTTTTCTTGGGGAACTTGCCTGGTGCTACGCTCATGACGTCCGAATGGTTCAACACCTTAAAGAGTACGATTCACCGAGCATTATTCACCACGATCCCAAGAACCTGAGAGACAAAGATATTCATGGCGGAATTGTCCCATTCATACGACTCAGCGGACCAGAAGCACTTTGGACGGCAGATTATTTGGGCTACTCAGAAATTCATGTTTGCGGTGTCGATTTCTACACCGGACCGCGCAGATACTGGCATCAGTGGGATTTAGACAAAAAGCCAACAAGAGTTCAGGAAGATCAGCAAGGTAAGTGGATAGAAGCACGGGACCAATTGCAAAATCCTGGGCGAATCGTGACCTACAACGAGCGACTTCAGAGAATATTCGTATGAAGATTCAGATTATCAGAGGCACGGTGGCAAACGGTGGACCTGTTCGAGTTGGACAAGTCATTAGCGTTGACCCCAAAGAAGCAAATCAACTGATTAACATGGGCAAGGCCGTTGTCTATGAAAACAGAGCCAAAGGACTTGAGCCAGAAGAAGCGCCACCAGTGACCACTCGAACCACACGAATTGCTCGAAAGCCTAAAAAATGAGCGTTGAAACCGCTGCTGATCGAACTGCCATGCTCGCAGATTATGGCTCAACCGTAACGAAGGCGGACGCAAGCACTTTTGTGGCGATTTTTGACAATGACTTTTTGGCGGTTGATGTAGACGAGTCAGAGGTGGAAAGCTCAGAGCCAACACTACTAGCCAGAACCGCTGACGTTTCCAGCCTAGTGCATGGCGACACACTGACCATTTCGGCAGTCAACTACACGGTTCGAGGGATTCAGCCGGACGGCACAGGCATGACTCAGATTATGTTGAGCGTTTAAATGGCGCACAAGCGAGCGCAAATCAAAGCAAGAGTCCAAACGGTTCTGACCGGACTAGCGACAACAGGTTCAAATGTCTTTCTTTCAAGAACTTATCCAATCGCAACCAGTGATTTGCCTGGTCTGCTGATTTACGCAAATTCAGAAAGCATTGAACGACTAGAGATTGGCATTCAAAACAGGCAACAACGAACACTAGATTTATCCATTGAAGCAGTAGCCAAAGGAAGCACCGCAGAAAGCACACTGGACCAAGTGACCGTTGAAGTTGAGGAAGCAATGGCGAACGACCAAACGCTGAACGGGTTAGCGATAGATTCCCGAATCACTGACACGCAGATAAGGCAAGCGTCTGCCGAAAGTGAGTTTTTCATAGCCACATTACGGTATGAGATTCTTTACCGTACAACTGACAACGATGTCGAATAATAAGGAGACATTATGGCGATTCCTGACAGGTATCTACGGTTAAGAAGTTCTCAACCGTATATTACAACCGAATCAACAGCCGGAAGCTATGTCGCAGTTTCTGCTTCTGATGGATTTACAACCACTGAACCGTTGGCGCTATCGCAGACGTTCAACACTTCAGATATTAGCGAAGTCGGCACAAGACTTCTTCAGAACAGAAGTTTTGTAAATTATGCCGAAAGAGCGACTTTTGACATTCCTTTTTTGGTGAAACCTTCTGGAACAGCCGGAACCGCACCAGCAGAAGATACTTTGCTCCAAAAAGTTTTCGGCACACTGGCCACTTCTGCTGGAGTTTCAAATACTTATAGTTTCAGCCGAGTTAGCAACACCTTCCAAGTGGCGCAGTTGGTCGACACCTACAAACTCTATGTGAGCAACGGGACCGTCGTTGAAGGCTTCAGCGTAGACATTACGAGAGACGGTGTTTTCACAATGTCTGCAAACTGCCGAGCTTCCAGAATCCGATACTCTGGACCAGTGAACGCAACAGGCACAGACGTTTCTGTTACCGATTCCTCGCCTGCAACCGTCACCTTAGATCCTGCAACAAACGCAGTCGCAGCCGATTATTTCTTCGCTGGACAACTGGTGGACATTTACGACAGTTCAGATTCACAGGTGAACACTGGCGGTGCTGCAACCATCAGTTCACCAAGCACAACAGCCGCAACGGTTGGTGTTCAGGCTGCCAGTGGTGACAGTTTCACAGTATCCGCGACTGACTACTTAGTGCCTCACTTGCCAACCGCTACGCTTTCGACTTATGAGCCAATCGCGACTTCAGCCGCTCAAGTTTACTTAGCCGCTCAGAACACCGCAGCCGGAAGCCTAATCGCTTCAGCTAACGAGTTCTTGGCAACTGGCTTCTCCATGAGCGTCAGCAAGAACTTGGGCGACCCAGGCTTGGCAGAAATGACAGGAGACAAGTACCCAGCCGCGGCTTATGTCAGCAACGATATTACCGTGACGGGTTCTTTTGATTTCGTGATGAGGCCAGCACAAGCCTACCGATTTGAGCAGTTCGCAAGACTAGAGCAAATAGCAATTGGGGTTCAAGTAGGCGACACCGCAGGAAGCATTGTTCAAATCATCATTCCTTCCGCTCGCGTTTCCATTTCAGGAACAGAGCAGGATGGAGCCGCAGCCGCTTCCGTGGACTTTGCCTTGACCCAAGGCTCAAGTGCTACGGACGCAGCCGCATTTTCACTCATTTATAAGTAATAATTCATGCCTTCAATTTTTGACGTTCAGCGAGCAAACGAAGTAACAATCGACTTCAATGACGCAGACTTGGACCTAGAAGCAACCTTCAATTGTGTTCTGCCTCACCAAAAGCTTTTGACTGAGGCATTGAACGCAGCCACCAAGACACAGAAAGGCAAGCAAACGATTGATTCTCTTATGTTTGCTCGGAAGCTTTTTGTGCCTTGCGTGACCTCCTGGTCATTCGACGAAGATTGTAGTGTTGAGAACAAAAGCCTGTTTGTTGGAGAAGACGCTGCTCTGAACAAGATGGCTACTCACGTCAGTTTGAAGCTGATGCGTTTAGCTCAGGCGAAAGTCGATGACGAAGAGGGAAATTAAAAAGTTACCTAGATTTAGTCTTAGAACGAGCGGCTTATCTAGGTGACTCAGCCGAACACGGCATTCAGGAAGGCGATAGATACCAAGCGGTTTGGTGCTGTAAAACTGCTGAGAATGTCTGGCAGGAAGACGAAGAACCACCTTGTTCAGTTTGTCCGAACAATCTGACGCTGAGCGAAAGAAACCTGGCAGCGGTTCAGGCGTTTAGAGACTTGGACACAACCGGTCGAGACTTGGGTTTTGATATTGGTTTTCTGCGCGAAGAAGCGATTGATTGCTACTTAAGAAGAGCAGAAATCAACACGGTTGAAGTCTACACCGCACTGGTGACAATCGACCGAGAAGTCACTAGCCACAGAAAGAAAGAGAACGAGCGAAAGCGCGACCTTCAGAAGAAAAAGTCCGCAACCGCTCGACCTACCCCAAAGCCTAGAAGAAAACGATAATGGCAAACGCTGCATCCACGATTGAGATAGAATTAGAGATTCGTGACGCCATTAATCGTTTGGGCAGGCTGGAGAGAGAACTTACCAAATCGTCGCAGTCATTCGACAGAGCGGCACAAGCCACAAGAAAATTTGAAGGCGCAATAAATAAAGCCAAGGCCGGATTGGTTGCCTTCTTTGCTGCCATCAGCCTTCAGAAACTAGCGCAGTTATCTGACGCAATGACTCAGTTTGAGAATCGCGTCAAGCTTGCCACCAACTCGCTAGTACAGCAGATTGCGGTTCAGCAAGAATTGTTTGGTGTTGCCCAAAGGACAGGGACTTCAATTTCTGATGTTGGTGAACTTTACTCAAGGATGAGGTTAGCGGCTGAACAACTTCGAGCTTCTCAAAGAGACTTAATCAATGTGACTGAAACGGTCGGTTTAACCTTAAAGGTACAAGGAACTTCAGCAACAGAAGCCTCTGGAGCGTTGCAACAACTTGGTCAGGCGTTCAACTCTCCAATTGTTCAGGCCGAAGAATTCAACTCACTTCAAGACGCCTTGCCAGCACTTCTTAAAGAAGTCACAAAAAACCTTGGCTTGCAACAAGGCCAACTCAAGAAATACGTCAACGATCAGAAGCTTTCCAACAAGGATTTATTTGACGCTATTCTTGCCAGCCAGAAAGCCTTAACCCAACAAGCCAACAGTTCTGCCTCAACGATTGAGCAAGCGAATCAGCGAGTTGCCAATAGCTTCACTTCTTTGATTGGGGCCATTGATGACAAGCTAGGTGCGAGCAAGTTTTTCACTGGATTCATTGACGGTCTAGCAAGCGGTATTGACAAGCTTTCCAACTTCTTGGGCTTGACCACTCAAGCTACTGGTGGAGGTGGTGCGAATTTAGATGAAGTCATTCGAGGTGCTACGCCTTCTGGTTCACAATACGCCTTTCCTACAATTGGGCCTGAGCGAGTAACCGCACAAATTGGAGGATTCCCAAACTACATTCAGGAAATAAACAGTCTTGAAGAAATTAAAGAGTTAGAAGATGCAATCCTAGAAACTAGAGGCGAACAAGTTAAAGCAATTGCTGAAGCAGTTAATTCAAACACGAAAACAGTTGAGATTCTAGGCGCACAGAATGTGCCTCTTGAAGAAGCAGTGGGATTTCTTAATCTTGAGAACAAACTTCTTGAATCAAACATTCAAAAACGAAAAACTGAACTCCAGCAGAACAAAGAAAATCTCACCTATTTAGAACAAGCCACCAACTACCTCAAAGAGCAGTTTGGTCTGACTGACCGCACCGCAGGAGCGATTGTTTCCGGTGTTTCTGGCGCAGGACCAAACGCGAGTCGAGCCATGTTTATCGCTCAATCGAAATCACCAGAGGAAGCCGCAGCAAAACTAATTTTAAGCAACGAAAAAGTTGCTGCTGCGATTGAAGAATACTTCACCATTCTCTTCGACACACTAGACCCATTCATTGACATTCTGGCGGATTTGCAGAGTGCGATCAATCGGCTAACCAAGGCGTTGCTCGAAGGCGCAGGGAATGCGATTGAAAACTTTGCTGATTCTTTAGGCATTGGACCTAATAGCTATTATGGCGGTGGCGGATTCACCAGAGACATTGAGGCGCTAGGTGGTGCGGCTGGTGGAGGCAGTGCGCCAACCTCTGCTGAAATCGCAACAAGAGTTGCCATTTCTAGTTTGAACGAATTGATCACAGAACGTTCTTCCGTGGTGAATGCCTTGAGTGATGCGGCTGAAGAATCTGGGAATGTTGCCGGAACAATTGAAGCCTTCACTCAACAAGTGGACACACTAATTCAGAACATTGCTGCTGGATACTCTGCGACCTACGGAGGTTTTCCAGAAAGCCTAAGCAGCTTTGAATCAGTCGTTGAACTTATTTATAAATATATTGGCAGAGGAACCTTTGACTCACTGCAAGAGGTGGCTGATTACTTCTCACAGGAGAGATTTCAGGTTGGACCAGAAGGTGACACCTACTTGAGAGAGGATGCTGCAATAACGGCAGGTGCTGCCAACGCTTTGCTTGCCATTGAGGAACTGGTTGATTCAATTATTGGGACTGAAACTGGAGTGGTGTCTGATTTTGAACGAACAACCTCGTTGATTTACGACACTGCAGAGGCTCAGATTCAGGCAATGGATTTTCAGAATCTGACACTCGAAGAGCAGATTGAATTCCGCTATCAGGAAACTGCTGAAATGTTGAGTCAGCAACGAATCATTGCGGCATTGGTGCAGGACGAAGAAAAACGAACCGCACTTCTGCAAAGAATCTCACAGGCAGAAGCCAAAACGCTTGAACTCAAAAATAAACAACTGGCAGCACTCGAACGAGAACAGCAACTTCTGCAACTCCAGAACGTTGAAACCGGACTGCAAGCCTTACTGTCAGATTTTGAGCGAACGATTGAAAAGATTGATGAGTTGGTTCAAGGACTCTTTGACCAAGTTCAGGAACTGCTATTTTCGGACTTTTCTCCATTGGGTCCGCAAGAACAATTCGCTCAAGCTCAAAGCACCTACGAAAGCCTACTAGAAAATGCCTTTGATGCTGATGCAACCGAGGAAGACATTAAACTTTTGCAAGGATTCGTCAATGAATACCTCACCGCAGCCAGGAACGTTTTTAAGTCCTCAACAGCCTTTACAACCATTTTCGAAGGTGTGCTTGGTGACTTGACCGGACTTGGACTGCAAACAGGCTTTAACATGCCGATTCAAGCAGCCAGCACGCTTAGTTCAGGTGCAGAAGACTTGCTTGGTGATTTGCCAGAAGAATTGCAAACCGCAGTCTCTGACATGATTAGCGGTTTAAACTTGGCAACACTCGCTTTTGCTCAACAGCAGGTTGAGTTTTTGACTACCGTTTATCAAATTCCTTTAGTGATTGAAAACGACTTATTGGTTGTCGATACGTCTGGAGTCAATAAACCAATCAGCCTCAATGCCAGCAACTTCAGCATTGATTCAAACAGCCTTTCGCAAATTGATCTAAGTGTTTTGATGTCGACCAGCATGTTCACGGTGAACACTTCTGGTCTGAACTTTGGGACCATTACCCCAACCGCCACTGCTGGAACGCCTTACTTGGGCCTTGTCACCCCAACCGTTAGTCTCGACACTGGTTCTATTACGGATTCGTTTAGTTCGTTATCTTCTGCAATCAACACAGAAATTGGCAATTTGGTGAGTAACGCAAGAGCAATGGCAGATTTCTTTAAGTTGGCTTCCAGTGGTTCAGCATTTTCAGCATTTAGTCAATATCGAACAGATCGTGGCGCATATGGAAACCAAACTAGAGGAGAACTGTCAGGGTACTACAGCAGCAAATCTTTTGCTGATATTGCTGCCACCTATTCAGCGGCAGGATTACCTGTGCTTCCTGCTTATATATTGCAGTACAAAAATATGTACGGAAGCTACGAAGCCAGTATATTTGATACTCTTAGTGAAGCTCAAGCGCAGTATAACGCACTTGTTGGTACCCCTCAGTATTTTTCCGATGTCACAAAATATGGCTTTCGGCAAGGCGGATTAGTCCCAGACCCAATGGACACCATTCCAGCCATGTTAAGTCCTGGCGAATATATCCTCTCGCCTGAAACCGTCCGCAGATATGGCGTCAGCAATCTGAACCGCTTGAACTCAGGCGACACCGCAGCACTGAACGCAACCTCAGACCCAGAGGTGAAAAGACTGTTGGCAGAGTTAATTGTTGCCGTCAAAGAGAATGACATGGAAGTCAACGTTTATACAGACATGCAAGGCCAGACCAAAGCCAGCATTGAAGAATTCCGAAGTGAACTGCGCGAGAGAACGAGAAGACAAGGCGACAAGTTTTTACCAGCTAGGTACATCTGATGAGCCAGCTACTTGCGACAATCACCGTTGACGGGTCAGCTTACCGAGGTTCAATTAGAGGCTTTGCTGGTCAGAACTTTTATCAGCCTTTTGTCAAGAGAATGCCAAGTTTGGAATTGGGGCAAGTCGAAGATTCAGGCAAGATTGGCGTCAAGTTCGGGAACATTACTTTGACGAATGATTATCTTAACGCAAGCCATCCATTCGCCTTGCAGAGATATGAAGACCTGCTGACCGCACCTGGGCTATATGCAACGACTTTGAAATGGGGCGAGGCAGGAAGCGACTTGTTTTCTGGCAATATCTTCCTGCAAAGCGTGACCGATACCGAACTAACCTTTGCGCTCACAGACACCGAATTCACCAAAGGCGCTAGACCATTCACCTTGACCGAAAACTTTGCCTTTGTGGAAACCGTGATTAGTTCAGGCGCAGGCACTCCGGTTTCAATTACCGCTTTGAATCATGGTTTTGTGACGGGTACGGTTGTGATTTTTGAGCAAATGGATTCCTACGGTGAGCTGCTCGAATATCAATCAGTTGCAGTGGACAATTACTATTATGTGGTTCGTACTGGTTCAAACACCTTTACTCTACAAGATAAGGATTTTATTCCGGTAACTTCTGGCTATGGCACAACCGGAACGTTTACCTCTGACGGCAACACGCACCGAGTGGGTGTGCCACTGAGAATCCCGTTTAGTTGGGGCATTGTCAAAAACGTCACGCCTGTGATTAAGAAACGCGACGATGAAGTTGCCAATCCAGACTTGCAAACGAACAACAGCAGCTACCCAATCGAAATCCGCGAGGATGGCGTTTTGATTTACTCGACGGATAACACTTCGAGCGAGTTCTGGAACGGTTCAGGCGGAAGTGGCGTTGCGCCAACCAGCACAGTAATAAAATTAAACGCTCCCACTACTGGTGGTGTTTTGAGTATTTCGGGAATCAGCAACCGAGGGTCAACGCTTTCGAGTTTTTACTCGCATGTAGCGACTGAATTGAGCCTAACCCTAGACACGAGCTATGCCTGATGGCAGGCGTCAACTACAACACCGATACGACGATCAGCGACGAGCAGGTGAACGACTCGCCTGTTGAAGTTCGGCTTTCCGTAACCGTTGAAATCGACACGAATGGAACGCTGACCGTTCGCTCGCTGACCGTAGCCACGACAGCTTCAGAAGTTGAAATTTATAGTCCCTAAATGGCACAAGCAACCACACGCAACGAGCCACTAATTGACTTTGCGGCAGATACTGCCAAGGCTGCGAATCTTTTGCTTCAGATTAGCGGCTCTACTTTACGAGTGATTAACCGGATTCAAACTGGTGTGCCAGCCGCAACGGTGAGAACGCCAGAATTGCTTCAGTTGCAATTAGCGCCTGCGTTCCCAATCAAAAAGGTTTTCAGCGAGTATGAATTCAACACACCTTACCCAGACTCAGTAACGCTTGCGCAAGAAACAAAATACGTTGAAGTGCCGAACCTGGGCTATGGGGAAGAACAAGGTTATGACGCACTCAGCACGATTGAAGAGAAAGTCATTGAATATTTAAGAGCCATTTTGCAAAGCGAATCTGCGCCTATCTGCACGGCTCGAATCTTTGGGATTAAAGACAATTACCTTTTAGGCTATCGAATCATCTGCATAGACGAAAAACAATCAATCAAAGCCACGATTACCATTACTTCGATCATTTATAGCTTCGACGCAGAAGAGACAACCATCAGCGGACCAACAGAAATCGACTTTGTACGGAAAGAATGAAGATTATCTACACGAATACAATAACAGGCGTCAGCAGTTCAGCGACTCAATTGTCCAGCGATTATGCAATCGCCAAAGTCGAGAACAATTATCCAAAGCAGCCTTACATTGCTGATGCAGCAACCGCAACAATTACCGTTACTTGTCCAGGTGCGGAAGCCATTTTTTTTAGCTACTTGGCAGAATCTGTGACGGTAACATTCAAGGATTCTGGTGCTTCAACGCTTTCGACAGAAAACTACACGAACACCTACACACTGGCCGAGCAATATTTACTCAATGAGAAAACCCATTGGAATGATTCGGTTTTTGTGGCTTGTCCAGCGACGACGAACACCGTTGAGATTGCTTTGACTAATTCGACAGACGTCAAAGGCAGTCTGAACGGATGGGTAACAGCAAGCAATGGGAATCTAGGCAGACTTCAGGCAAGCGCTGCCAACATTTATTTTGAAGATTATCCACAAATCAAACTTGGAACCTTTGTCTCTGATGGTGTTTTTACCGAGCAGCTCAACCGGATTACTGGGGATGGGACAGGCTCAGAAGATTTGCAGTTAACCGGAAATGGTGGCTCAAACTTTACGGTTTCTTCAATGAAGTTGCCGCTTATCGTCAACACGATTCGAGCCGGAAAAGTGCTGGAGACTTACAATCCAAACGTCGGTATGTCGATCAGCCGAGACAGTTTTGGAATCAGACAAGAAAAAGATTCAGGCTTAGTTTACCGATTGGGTGAGATTCGCAGAAGATTCAGCGGCAGCGTTCAGGTTTTAGAAAGTGAAAGAGACACAGCAACGAAAGTATTTTCAGGCTTACGAATGCAACCAGTGGCGGCTGAGATTCTAGGCTATCAAAGCAACACCGCAGTATTTGGCAGTTTCTTTGAGCCTGCCAGCATTGCTTATTCTTATCCTGGCAGTCAACTCTATGACTACAACTTTGAATTTGTTGAGCTAATTTAATGTCATTACTTAAAACAAACGAAATCCAGAACTATAACGGTTCGAGTCTCACTCTAACTGCCAGCACGGTTTCGACTTCTGCACAGCTAAACACGGGCGGAAATATCAGCGTGACGGGTTCACTTAATGTTTCTGATGATTCAACGACTAGAACCAATTTAGGATTGGGAACGATTGCCACGCAAGATTCAGATTCAATCACAGTTACTGGTGGAACTGCTACACTAGGCGCTTTGACCGTTAGCGGTTCAGATTCTGGAAACTTAGTGCGAATCACTCAAACTGGTTCTGGTAATGCGCTAGTTGTTGAAGATTCTGCGAATCCAGATAGTACGCCTTTTGTTGTTAATGCTAGTGGGAATGTTTTAATAGGAACTACCATTGCTTCTACTGTAGGAGAAAATTTACAAGTATTTAGAGATAATGCGGAGGTTGCTAGTTTTCTTAGATATACTGATGGAACTCTTGTTAATTTTAAGACTGGTGGTGGTGCAATTCATGGTTCTATTTCTATTTCTGGTGTAACTTGTAGTTATAACTCTTTTGCTGGCTCCCACTGGTCGCAACTAAAAGATGGCAGTAAATCAGAAATTCTGTGTGGCACAGTCATGGAAGCCATTGATGAACTGGTTGAATGGCCGAATGAACCTACCAATTCAAATTTGTGTAAAGTCAAAATAAGTGACAATGCTGGGACTAAAAAGGTTTACGGAGTATTTATGGGTTGGGATGAAGATTGGACTGCAACTAACGATATGCTTGTCACTGCTCTTGGTGCTTTTTTGTGTAGAGTTAATAACAGTGAGATTGTCCATCAAGGTGATCTTTTAGAGTCAAACGGAGACGGTACTGCCCGTGTACAGTCAGATGATGTTATCCGATCTAGCACTATAGGCAAAGTAACAAGCACAGCAAAAACACTAGTATATGATGACGGATCATATTGTGTCCCAACAGTTTTATACTGCGGTTAATTTTAAATTTATGCTTTAACCGCAAGAATAGAAGCCCTAGAAACCACTTAACAAGGCCGAGCAATGCCAGCAGAACCGAACACAATGATTCAACTAGTCCAAGATTTAGGTTTTGGCATGGCTTCTCTCACCTTCAGCGGTTGGTTGATTGTGTTTCTTTTAAGAGGTTTTGAAAAGGAGCGAAATATTTGGCTAACTAAGGACTCTGAAAGCGATATTCGCGTCAGCGAACTATTACGGGAAAATTCACAACTTCAACAGGCCACCACAGAAAAACTGGCAAACCTTCAGGCCGCGCAGTCTCAACAGCTTTTAGCAGTTCACGAAAAACTCAACACTACTTTGACGAACATGACGGTTGCAATTAGCGAACTAAGTCAAAAAATGGATAATCTTAAAAAATGAAATCGCTTCTCACAGGTTTGGCTTTGCTGCTTTCAACGTCAGCTTTTGCTTTGCCTGTTGAGTACAAGACTTTGCACTTAGTAAGTTGGGCTTATCAGTGTTCCTTGCGACTCGCTCCCACTTATCAAATTCAGGGTATGAGCAGCAATCTCGCCATGCAATCGGCAATTCAACTTTGCAGTTGTGTGATTGACCATTATCGAGAGAATCACCGATACGTTGACCTTCAGCTTATGCCGTTACCTCAACGAGAAGCATTTGGCGAGATGTATTCTCAAGAGTGTGTGGATTACCCAGAAAAGGAGACTTGATGGCTTACGTTGACCATTCTGAGCATTTCTCACGCGACGAGCTGAAGTGCAAGTTTACTGGTGAATGCAAGGTTTCAAGTTCGTTTCTTACTAAACTGGAAACGTTGAGGACTCATTACGGCAAACCTATTAGATTGACTTCAGCCTATCGGTCTGTGGAGCATCCGGTTGAAAAAGCTAAATGGAAAGACGGCAAACCAAAATCAACAGGCTATCATGCATTAGGCCGAGCAGTGGACATTGCCTGCTGGAATGGTGACGGTGCGCGACTTCTTCAGATTGCCATTCAGATGAATTTATTTGGTGGCTATGGCTTCTCATTTACCGGAAGCAATCGCTTCCTGCATTTAGATGACAGAGAAGATTTGATAATCTGGAGTTATTAAATGGAAATCTTTTTTGAATATTTTAATTCTGCTGTTGAATCAGGTGGCGTTGAATTAATACTGACCGCAGTAGGTTTGCCGATCGCAGCGGCTGGAGTAGGAATTTATCGAAAAATGAGGAAGGCAAAGAAGCTGAAAGAGGCAATCACTGGCGGATAGTCATAACCGCCACTTAATGGAAGTGTGGCAAATCCTCTGGAAGTGGCTCCCCAAGCTGGACTCGAACCAGCGACCCAATGATTAACAGTCGGCTTTGACTTTCTTGCTGTAGGCTAGGCGAATACTAGCCTTGCCGGATTCCACAGATTTTTTATTGCCAGTGTTTCCGCCAGTGTTGCCTAACTTATTGACCAAGTCCACTTGTTGCAAATGGTCTGAATTCAGGTAACTCATCGTTGTTTGAATCGACTGATGACGTAGAAGCTTTTGCACCTGAACCGGATTTGAAGACTCACCGGAAAGCAGTTCAGTCGCAACCGTAGAACGAAACGAGTGTAGCGGTTTCGCGTTTTCTATTCCTACCTTCTGCAAAGCCTTTCGCATACTCTTGGTCAAATCACCTAGCGAACTATAAAGCGGTTTACCTCTGCCATTGTCCAGCACATAACGCTCGCCTTGAATATCCTGCGCCTGAATAAATTCTTTTAAATCTTCAGCAATTGGAATGATTGCGTCTTTCCTGCCTTTGACTTTCCAATCCTTTGTTGAGCGAAGTTCGATTCTATCTGGATAAACATTATCCCATTTCAGCGCCAGCAGCTCACCACCTCTCATTCCGGTATAGCGCAAAAACCACCAGGCACGAAGCAGCACCAGAAACCGTCTTCGTTTGGTTTCGTTCCAGCCTTGTTCTAAATGCTGGCGCAAATCTTCGAGTTGTTGCTGAGAGAAGACAGCAGGCAGCGGCTTGGACGAGCGAACGCTTTTGACTTTGATTGCTGCCGGAATTTGGCCTTGCTCCCAAGACCAATTAAGAATCGCTCGAACTGCCCGAAGGTAAGAGTTGCAGCTATGGTCATTTAGTCCAGATTTTCTTAAAGCTAAGACGAACTTATCAGTCAACTGTGAGGTATGAAGCCTTATACGATAATCACCAACTACTTTTTCATAGCGAAGCAATTGCTGCCGATACTTGCCAACCGTCCTCTTGTCACGGTTTGCTTGAACGTGAAACAAGAACAAATCCAACAACTCACTGAAAAATAAACCTTGTTCATCTGTGAGCCTCTCGACTTCTCGACTCAGCTTTTCTTTCAGCTTCAGAAATCGCTCGACAAGCAGAGCATTCAACTGGTCAGGTTCTAAGCCTTCAGCATCCACAAAACGAATCAAGACTCGACGGTATCTTTTCTTGTTAATCCACAACTGACCAACATAGGCTTTTTGGCGTTCGTCTGAGACGATTTCGTTTTTGTGGCTCAAATTTTATATTTGGTGATTTGAATATATGTGTGAGTTAATTGGGGGGGGGTAGCTTTTTTGTAACACAATGAACAAAAGAAGAGCAGGCTAGGATTTTACTTGTCTTCAGAGCCTAAACTGGACTTGTTGGGCAGTTGTACGTTTGGTTGTACCATTGCGGTACGTTTGTCTGATTCCGTTTTTTTTTGTCTTCCTCAAGCCTCTCAATCGTTTTCTCTAATCGCTCTATGTAGCTCTGCTGAATGTTTATCGTCCGCTCTTTTTCCTTCAGAAGTTGCACTTCAGGATTCAAGTTGGTCGTTGTATCTGTTCTGTTCATTTCCTTCTCATATTCATCAAGCCAATCACTTTCAATATTTTGATTTTTCAGCAATTGACGAATTTCTGAAAATGGGAAATCTCCTCTTGAAATCTTCTGGCTGAATCCTGATTTAGTCAGGTTCAGTGCTTCAGCGATTTCCCTATCATAGCGATAGCCAAGTTTTTTCTTAGTAATTTCAATAAGTTTTTTCATAATCCTCAAAAATTATAAGAACTGAACAGAATGAGTCAGATTCACTTTTGACTTTTTTTGACACTAAATCTGTCTTCCAGTTCGCTTGCCTCAAACTCTCAAAAATTAAACCGTTTCTCAGAAATCTTTTCCTCTTCATCCGCCTAAATTCGGTCTTTGCTGCTTTGGTCACAGTAAACCCAAAAAAAAGTGTTGAACAGTTAAGAACTTTTTAGTATTGTTTAACGTGTCGCCAAAACACTGTTCAACAGTATAGAAGATTAGAACGTGAAAAACAATATAACTTTGAACGAAGTTAGCAAAAAAACAGGCATTTCTGTTGACAAGCTAAGACGCTGGAGAAGAGCAGGGAAAATACCTGCTGGCTGGCAAGCACATCCTCACGCACCTGTTGTGTACAGTTTAGAGGATCTTGAGAAAATTCAGGCTGTTTTATGAATGATTCAGAACTACGCGAAGAACTCGCCACTATTCGCAACCTGCTGACAGAAGTCTTGGTGAATCAAGACATTCTGGCAAAGCGAATCAATGCGGACACCGCAATCAAAGCGGTTCAGACAGAGCGAGCGGTTGAGTTGGCAAGATTAAGAAGAACAGCAGACAAGGCAACTCGCAAAACTGAGACAGTTGACTGAGCCATAGTTTTTTCAACTCATTGACCGAGTTGGACGGTTTGGGAGAACCGGCTGGAGCGGCTATGGCTCATTCAACAGTCTACATGGGGAATCAAAGCCTTGTTTTTGTAATGGCG